ATTTTTTTCAATCGAGCAAATTTCTGGTAAATTAGCCCTAACCAGCGCCTCAGCGAACGGGGGCGGAACGGCATTACCACAACGCGCAACCTGCTTATCCTTCGCATACTTCACACCTCGGTAATCCTGGTCGATGATATACCACTCAGGGAAGCCCTGCGCGCGGTAGAGCTCATGCGGCTGCAGCATGCGCATGCCGATGTCGACAATGCGGTAAGTCACTCCGCCGATATCCACCAGCCCGGTGCTATCCTCCCCGCAGTATTGCTGCAGGAACGCCAGCACCTGCTGCGCACGCTCTTCGTCATAGTCCTCGACCGCCAGAGTTGTTTTAACCTCCCCTACGTGCTGCCCGCCGGCAGTGATAGTCGGCACCGGCTCGTCAGTTGTCTGGCCATCACGGCAGGTGCCGCGGAGTTTTATCAAGTGGGACGTGACCGTCGCAGCATCAGCCTTTGTCGTCATGGTCTGCAGTGGCTCGCTAACGTCTCGCGGCCTGCTCTGCCCAGCATGACCGCCAACACCAACAATCTGAGCAGTAACCAGCGCGTGATGATCGACAGTCGTTACTGAATGAGCAGGCTCATCCAGCACCACGCCGGGCCCGGTGTAGTTGCCGCCATAGTGCTTTGCCAGAAATGCACCAACTACAGCATGTTTCCCGCCACCAGCAACAACGGTTCCCAGAGGCTTATCCAGTCCGGGCACGCGTGGTGCCTGCCCTGGCCGTTCTCCGTATCCCATTTGAATGAGCGTCGGCACAACCAGTTGCGAATTACCACCACCGCCCGCTGTGATGATTGCGCTTGGCTCGTCGGCACGGTGCCCTACGCTGGCACCGAATTGCCTGGCGATAACTGGAGCGACTACACAGGCGCGCGACTCTTTCAGGATGGTGTGTGCAGGTTTATCAAGCGGGCGCGGTTTAGCCTGGTATTCGCTTCCACCGTTACCAGCGAGGAATGGGACAAGGCCCGCCTCAACAATCCCCAACGCATGACCATTCCCTCCTGGTCGTCTGGACGTGCCTGCGGTTACCGTTGGTACCGGTTCGGTGACTGGCTGCCCGGTGGCGCCGGTGCGAAACTTGGTCAGGTGTGGTACCGCGACCGCAAAACCATGGGTTTTCGTAATCGTCTGCAGCGGCCCAGCCATCGACTGCCCGCGAATAAAATCGTACTGCCCTTTCGTCGTTGTGTGGTTGCACTTGACGATGAACGGCTCGGCACTGTCGATAACGAAGCGCTGGATTCCCCGGGCAATGCGCCGGAGCGTGTTTTCCGCCAGCGGCTTTTTGCGGCCAAAAATCGACGGGGCTGGGATGGACCAGTCGATGCATTCTGCAGCTGTGCGCCATGGTGCCAATTTGCCAGCTAGCACCGCCGGTGATTTCGGATCTCCATGAGTGGCTTCCGGCCATACAATCGGCTTCCCATCGCAACGCATCACCATGAAGAAACGCTTACGGATGGTCGGCGCACCATAATCACATGCGCGGAGCTCGCGATACTCAACGGTGTAACCCAAACCGTTTACCAGCCGTGCTGCATCCTCGCTATCAAGGGAAATATTCAGAAATTCGCAGCATTCGGCCAGCGCCGGATGATCCGCTGAAATGCCTGTGGTCAGCATGCCAATGAATGCCTCAAAAGTTTCGCCAGCACGGGCAGGGTCTGGACGCATTTCACCAGCGAGCAGCGGCCCCCACGTTTTAAATTCTTCAACGTTCTCCAGCTTCATCACTCGGGGTTTAACATCCAGCCCCCAGCGCAAAACCACCCAAGCCAGTCCGCGAATCGCTTTCTCGACAGGCTTAGCTCCTTTCGCCTTTGAAAAGTGACGGCAGTCTGGTGAAAACCACACCAGCGCTACCGGACGGCCGGCGGTCGCAACTTTTGGCCTGACTTCATAAACCGATTCGCAATAGTGCAGCGTGTCCGGGTGATTGGTGGTATGCATCGCTACAGCGTTCGGGTCATGGTTTATCGCGATATCCACGCTACGACCAATCGCCAGCTCGATGCCCGTCGAGGCGCCGCCGCCGCCAGCAAAATTATCAACGATGATTTCAGATTGTCTCACACGTATTTCTCCATGGCGCTGACCAGCGAACGAGCCGCTGCGATAATTGACGGTACGGGCATTTTTTCCAGCCACATACGGTTGATATGGTGCTGCAGTCGGCGCTGGTGGGGCGCCGGGAGTGTCCCGGCTTTTTCAATCTGAGCGAAGACCATGCTGACTTCCGCTGGCCATACTGTTTCAGGCACATCCGCCAACAGTAGGCTTTCCAGTTCCTGCAGGCGTTTGCAGGCGTATTCCAGTGAAGAGTCCATCACTCAGCCTCCACCTTGATGCCAGCGGCAGCAGCTGTACGCGCATAAACGATCACGCCGTCCTCGGGGCGCTTGCGCGGCAAAAAGATACCAGGGCACGGCCACAACGCAATAAAGCGACATTCGCTGTTTTCAAGACGGTGAAATGCTTTCTCGCTCATCACACCTACCGGGCGAAGGTGCTCCTGTTCGCGCTCTAGCTCGGCGATGCGCGCCTGCAACTCCTCGCAGTGGTCTGTTATCCCCCGGCATTGAGTTTTCCAGTAGGCTTCCATCCCCTGCGCCTTCTCCAGCGCCTCTATGAGCTGATCCGTGTAATGCTCAACTTCAACAGCCATTTGCCGCAATTCGTCGTTAGATGCGTAGGCAATGAGTCTGGACATACGGTGAATATTTGCGTTTTTTTGTATGCTAGTCAGTTCGGTGTTATTAGTCATAAATAGCCTCCTGAACATCTAAAACTCGCTGAAAAACGGGACTGCCAAGCAGGCTGTAATTCATCCCGGTAGCGGCCTTTGGCACCATCCCAAGCCGTTTCATGTCAAAGTCGATGAGAGCCCGCTGATCGCGGAACAGCCCCAGACGACCATGCCGGACAACCTCCCCAGTCGCTTCTGCTTCGGAAAAATACCGCTGGACAGTAGCGCGGCTCAGCCCCAGTTTTTTCATTGCCTCGGCGGTCGTGAGTCGCCCCTGATGCCTGGTGATCCGAATCACTGCGCGGACGTACTCTCTGCGCTCAATTGCTGACAATGCTCTAGCCATACATACCTCACTTAACGACGCGCAAATGGCGCACGTTTTGGCGATAGCTGTCCCATTCAAAATTCACCCAGATACCACCGTCCATCTGGAGACGGTCAAGGATCCGCATGCCCAGTGTTTCCTTCAGCGAGTCATAATTCAGGTTGGTTAGGATGCCTACAGGCCGCATGGAGGACAGTCGGCGATCGATAACCTGATTCAGGATGACTTTTTCACCGCTGCTTCCGCGCTGAATACCCACCTCATCCAGAATGAGCAGGTCCACGTGGCACAAATCGTCCAGCAATGACGCCTCTGACTGCCCGCCGTCGTAACATTCCCGAACACGCAGCATGAGATCCGGAATGGTTACCACCAGCACAGAGCGACCACCAGCCAGCAGGTGATTTCCGATTGCCGCCGCCAGATGATTTTTCCCGGTGCCTGGCGCTCCGCTGAATACGAAGCTCGCAAACCCTAAGCCGAATTGCTGCGCGTAACTTTTCGCCATCGAGAGCGCCCGACGCTGGCCATCCGACTCAACCTGATAGTTCGCGAATGTGCAGCCGCGGTGCAGATCCTGAATTCCTGCACGTCCAAAGATTTTCTCTGCACGTGCGCGCTGGTTTTGTTTTTCCAGTTCCTCACAGCGCTTACGGCCTTCTTCGGCTTGCCAGGCACGCCATTCATCAACGCTGCCGAATTTTGGCTGAACACCAGGGGGAATGAGTTTTTTCAGTCGTTCCAGTGCATTCCCGGTACCAATCATGTTTTTCATCGCTACCCCCTGAATCCCGATGGGATGGTTTTGTCAGGTTCCGAAATCTGATTGGGATCTCGTGCGCCTGGCGCCTGCTGAATCGCCCACGGTTCGCTGAAATGCATACCAGGGCCAAAAAACGTTTTCGCCTGTTTCACGTACTGCGTGTTGAGGATTCCCTCGGCTTTAACGAAAGCCGCGTAACGCACCACTCCAGCGAAGATTTCCGCCGTAGTGGTTCCATCCCTGATTCGGGCATTCCAGGCTTTGAAGGCATCGGATTTGCTGTTACCCCCTGCCCGCCTGGGATAAACCGACCAGACCTGCTCGAAATCATTCGGGTATATTTTTTGGGAATCAGGTTTATCGCTTTCGTCCTGGTTTTGATCTGCTGGGGGTGTGGCGGAGCCATGCCCCGAACTATCTTCTTCCTGATCCTGTTCCTGCTCCTGATCCTGTTCCTGGTTAAGGAACGGTTCGAGAACCCTTTCGGAACCCTTTAGTTTTGCGATACCAATGTGGGATATTGCCGAGGCTAAAACCCGCGCCAGCTCTGGCTTCACCGTAGATCTGTCCGGGACCTGATCAAACAAACGAAGTGCTGCAATTCCCTGGTTTGGGTTTTCAACTGAATTCCAGGTCAGAAAGTTACGAATTAGCACCCATTTCGATGACGAATCACGCGTTGCGAAACCGTTAGCCGATAGCTCATCAAACCCTTTCGAAACCCTTTCAGGAGTCCAGGCAAGGTCTTCCGAAACGTATCCATCAGGCAGCCTGAAGCATCCGATCATGTTTGTGTGTTGCCCGGTGAGCAGGTACAGCGCCAGCAACCTGGCATCATCCGATACCCGGCGCATTCCATCGCTTATCCAAAATGATGTATGCACCTTGCCGTAATCACGCATAGAGACCCCGTTGTTGCTTAAACTGGTGTGTTTTCATCACCAAGCACCCACAGCAAAGCCGCTGCGTATTCGCCGCTGGCGGTTTGAAGTTGCAGGGTGATTTCCTTACGGGATTTGAGACGCGGCTTTGTGTCGCCGAGGACAGCGCGCTGACGTCGAGCTTTCTCGTGGCCAGTTACACCCTCTGCCGCTGCCTCTAACTGTTTGACCGTTTCCCGTTGCTTTTCCGGTGGCATATCGACCAGTTGACGCGCTTGAGTGACAGTGACTTTTCCAGCCTCAACCGCCGCCTGGACGGCCTGCGTAGCATCCAGTAGAGCCACGGTTGCCTGGACCGTTTTTACGCTGCAGCCAAAAAGCAGGGCAATGTCATTTTCGTCATGACCATATTCCATCTGCTGAACCATTTTTTTGGCCCGGCCCAGTGGGGTATCTGGTTGGGTTATCTCGTTTTCGCTGACCATGTATTTGGCCATTTGAATTGCTGATCCGCGCTTAGCTATACCGGGTACCGGCCAGGGTTCCAGCCCCGCCCGCTTTCTCCTGGCGTTTGCTTCCTTAGCGTTCTTTACGCGCTGCCGACCTGCCACCACGCAGGTTTTCCCTGTCTCCGGGTCCTTCCACACGATAATCGGTTCGAGTACCCCAAGTTCCATGATATTGAGGATCACAGCTTCATTAAGCGGTAGGTGTACTCGTTCGTCGTAAAGCGGGTGTGTTGTATCGGTAACCAGATGTAAACTTTCCGGTTCGAAAAACAGAACATTGCTTTTGCCGCTGGCACCGTAAGCGTCTTTCGAATTTTTAGCCACGGGCGCCCCCGTTATTGATATTCAGTTGGTGAGTGTTCATAATTTCCCCTGTGAATTGATCCAGTTAATTCGCAACAAAAGCCGTAGGTGTTGCAGCACCGCGGCTTTCACCTTTCTGAGTTCCAGCATCACGTCACTCCTAGCATTGAAGTGACAATGGCCATCAGCGGCGCCGTTAACTCAGGGTCTATCCGGAACATCTCGACAATTCCCTCGCTCAGTTCTTTCAGCTTCTGATGGCGTGGTGCCCCCATAACAACGGCAACCTTTGCTTCGCTGGTTTCTTTTTCCAGACGAGCCAGACGGGACATAAAATTGTCACCGGGCAATAGACGGTGGCGGTATTCCAGGGGAAGAACGGCCATGATCGCCGGTGTAAGAAGGCGAACGTACTCGCGATAGCGCTCAGACTCGGCCGGGTTGTCCAGGTAGCGAAAAAGCTTTTGTCGGGCTCGGCTGATGTCATCAGGAAACGCGATCTCCTCGCCGCCCTGCTGTCGCCACTCATCGACGATGTACGCAGAAACAACATCCTGGCCCTCTGTTGCAGCCCAGGCGCGAACAGCAGAGCGAATACCGTCTTGATCTGACACTCTCAGCTGATTTCGCTTTATCAGGGAGCCGGTATTGAATCCGGTATTTTGTTGAAAGGACATGATTTGCATGGTTAACCTTCCTGTTTCGGCAGGCCGTCTGTTGGATTTGGATAGAGATCTGGTCGCAATTCGTGGGGAGTTACGCCTGTAGCCGTGAAAATGGGCAAAACGCGATCTGCGGGTACAACTCCTTTGTAGCGATTTCTCCAATGACTGACTGTCATAGGGCTTACGGTTAGCAATTCAGCTAAGCGAGAGGCAGTTCCTGCTTTGTTAATTGCCTTATCAATTGCTTTCATATTCATCTCCAGTTTGAACATACAGATTAAACATTTAGTTTAATTAAATGTCAACATTTTGAAAATTGAGCTAATAAACTTTTGGTTTAGAATCAAGTCATGAAAGAAAAAACACATCAGATTAACCACCCACAAGTTCAGAGGCTTAATGAGATCCTTGAACTTAAGAAGTTGACCAAATCAGACATGGCCCGCATATGCGGAGTAAGCGCTCAATCGGTCAACAACTGGTTTGTACGTGGGACAATTGGTAAAAGTTCAGCTATCAAACTGGCGGATGCGCTTGGAGTGAGCCTTGAGTGGCTTCTAGGTCAGGACGTAGGAGAAAAAAACGGACTAAAGCCGGATGAACAACGCCTGCTCGAGCTTTACCGTCAGCTTCCAGACGAAGAGCAGCAGAATATGCTTCATATCTTCGCGTTGCGCCTGAAAGAACTGGACGAACTATACGAAAAGTACATGAAAGGCAGAATTCGATCACAAGATGATTAAACTTATACAGTTACAAGATGCGAGGGCGTATCAAGGTGTTTGTGCTATATAAAGTTTTGCCTAAAATATATAATCGTATGATGCAGGTACTCACTGGACTTAAAAATGCAATAAATTATATAATGCTTCGTTCTAGAGGATAATTTATGAGAATTTTAGGCGTGCGCGCAGCCCCGAAAGAGACCTCTTTTGTAGTTTTTTGTACAGAAGAGAGAGCGTTTAAGTGTGTAGACGTTGTTAATATACCTCAGACATTAACTATACCTGAAAAGTTAAAGTACATTCGAAATAGCATATTAGATATTTTACGTGAATACAGTGTTGATACAGCTGCAATCCGAGTTGCTGAAAGTAACACCCAAAATTTAAACATTGAAAGATTATATATTGAAGGCGTTATTCAAGAGACTTTTGCTAGTAGCAACGTGGCCCAATACTATACCTTAAGAAAAAATGGAATCTGCTCTCGGCTTGGTATAACAACTGCTCAATTCAATGATGATGAAATCAGAGGAATACAGCTATCAGATTATGACGCCAACACAAAAGAAGCCATCCTATCAGCCTTAGCAGTGGAAAATTAACATGCTTACACCATACCAAAAAGCTGATGTGTCTTTCAAATACTTAAAGGAAATTGGTCAAGAAGGCCAAAATTCAAAGGTATTTTTGGCGCATGACGAACACCTTGATAACGAGATTGTAATTAAACAAGTAGATCAAGCAACAATAGCACCAGAAGAATTTTTCCAGGAAGCAAGGTTGCTTTATGCTAGTGCACATTCAAATATTGTGCAAATTTGCTATGCTGCAAGAGATGATAAAAATATTTATATTGCCATGCCATTTTATTCAAATGGATCGCTAAGTTCATTAATGGCACAAAAGAATCTAACAAGTCGCGAAATAATTAGATACGGAATTCAGTTTTTAAGCGGACTGAATCACATTCACTCTAAGGGATTGATGCATTTTGACATCAAACCAAATAATATAATGTTATCTGACCGTGATGAAGCCCTTCTAACTGACTTCGGACTTTCAGCCAAGATAGATGGCGATGGCCTTTCTAGTGTTCGTCTATTCTATACGACACACGTACCACCTGAAATACTTTCTCAAAAACGCTTCAATTTTACTTATGATATATATCAAGCTGGCATGACTCTTTATAGAATGGCCGTAGGTGAAGCAGAATTCCAGAATGCTGTTCAAGAATTTTTCTCTGAAACAGATCAAGAACGTTTACAATCTCGCTTTGCACAGGGAGAGTTTCCTCCGAGGAACTACCCTTTTCATATACATCCAGCTCTTGTTAAGATAATCAATAAGTGTCTTCACCACGATCCAAATGAAAGATACCAGTCCGTTCTCAGTGTTATTAATGACTTAGCTAAAATTTCTGATGGATGCTTGGATTGGCGTTATTTAGGTCCAGATGAAGATGGCAAAATACTGTGGATAAAACCAGTAGATGGTGCTAACCTTCATTTAAAACTTGATCCTGAAAAAAATACGACAGATTGCAGAAAGGTCTATAGTGACGGAAGAACCAGAAAAGTGTCTTCACACTGTGTAGACGTTACTTCCAGTAGGGTTTTGTATCGTTTAATGAAGAGTTAACATCATGAAAAAAAACGTGATTCCTTCCGGCTCACCTAAAAGAGAGATGCTGACAACAGCTACTCCTTATGGTCAAAGCAATGCTATCTCTAAAGAGGAGGAGTCCGTCAGAAAAGAAATGATTAACAAAGCCTTTTCAAACTCTGTTGGTTGTCATTTCGATATGAGAAACTTCAAAAAGTAGCTTTTTTGAAGATTAAAAAACCGGCCAGCGAGCCGGTTTTTTTTCGCCTATCCCTAATCACATTCGATCTTACTCTTCCTCTTAGGCCATGTACTACCAACAATCAGTTTCATTTTATGCGAATGCATCTCACAGAATCCGCAAGTCAGAGAAGAATTAAACAATAAACTTAATCTCAATTACTCATTTTGTTGACACTTGATTAAACATTGTGTTTAATCACCAGCACGCACAACAAACCACCCAGGCATGGAGCCCACGAAGTAGCTGCCGGCGGCATACGAAACACCGGATGAGGTGGGGAGATCAACGCGCAGTAGGTTTAAACGTTCCGCTGGCCGGCGACAAGGCAATGAGGGTGAGATGAGTAAGGTAAAGGTGGCGCCTATTGAACTCGAAATAGACGCCACGGAAGTAATCAATAAGGTCGAGGAACTACTGGGGTTACTTGAGCTTCCAGCCCGTTCCCTTGAAGGCATCCCTGAGGATGTCGTCAACCTGCTTTTTGACAACATCCGTCCCTTGCTTAACGACATCGTCCTTAGTGATTTCTCGACCACAGTTGGCACAACTGACGCCAACAAAATTTGTCTCAAAGTCGAAATCATCGGGACGCTTGAGCATCTCGCTTCCGCAATCAGGGCAAGCAACTTTCATCGTTGTCAGTTTTGACATTTTTATTTCCTTGCTGGCTGTGTGAGAACTACCAGCATACCACCGAGCCTGAAGTGGTTAAAAGACAGGCATAAATGAGGTGTTGAAATGAGTAAGCAAGGCATCAGAGCCATGGTCATTTCGGCAGTTATTGGGCTCTTCATCTGGATCGCGCTCTTCTGCGCGCTGTGGGAGATTCTCTAATGGTTAAAAAATATAGGGATGTGCAGGTTATAGACCTGCTTTGTATTTATGAGGGTCAGGGAGAAGAAACTCCATGTGACGCTGACAATCAGGAAGTCGTGATTAAATCAGGAACCTACGAATGGTTAACAGGTACTTTATGACTGGAAGCCTATTCGCCCTAGTCCTCACCGTAAGCATGCTGACGGGCGGTAATCAGGATGTCCTGCTCGGCGTTTACGACAGTGAGAATGACTGCAAAGCAGCTGCAGAAGAGCAACACGTGAAAGCTGAATGTTATCCACTGAAAGGTGTACTGGACTAGCATCCGGCCGGGTTCACGGTGCAAATGTAGGGGGAAGAATGCAGAAGAAATGCGGTTACTGCCGCAAAGCAATCGAGGGAAAACCAGTGGTAAGCACCCTGTTGTACCTCCAGGGGAACCAGCTCGCACGGAAAGAAAAAGAGTATTGCTCTGAACGTTGCGCCTCTCACGACCAGATGGCGCACGAGGGCTAACGTAAACCCGCCGAAGCGGGCTGTACGTCCGGTGCCACCGACCAAAGTTACACCGGAAATTACCAAAACCAATGACCACCCTGAATGGGCGCTACCAATGGCCCGGGGGATTCTACATCCAAAATAGAGGCTATCACATGGAATATTTTTATCTGATAAAAGCGACTCAAAAATCGGGTAAAGCTGATGCCGTAATCTGGCGCACTAATAAATCAGAAGCTCGCGCCCTTCTGCAGCTGGACGTCGATATGGAAGACGCCGGGATCGAAACAGGCCGCGGAAAAGACTATCAAAAACCAATTCGCACCGATTTCCCGGTATTCAATGACCTGCCGGCGGAAGGTGTTCTCGATTACTCATGGTGCAAACGCTACCAGCTCGCCGACGATGGTCGCACCTGGGCTCTGAAGCCAGGTCAGGTTCCTGCGGATCATCACATGGATGATGCCGGAGTATCTGCTGAGCCCGTTAGTGGCGAGCTGGTTGATGCAAATACCACTAGCGACGCGGCACAAGGTGAGACCGTGGTAACTTTCGGTAGTGATGAATACCAGAACGATTCCAACGCGCTTTTTAACGTGACTGAGCTCCCCTTTCGCGCTCAGCTGCTGGCGCAGTACATGGCCGAAGAACGTCACGTTTATCATATCAGCATGCCTCACCGGCAGGAGCTGTCAGCTCTTGAAATGGACACCGATAACGCAGCCGTCCAGGATCTGATTCTGGCCGCCGAGAATGTCCCTGAAATCAAAAAATACGATATGCCGGCGCTCTGGAAATTCACCAGCGCCAATAAAAAAGTCTTCCCGGAAGGGAAACGGCATGAGCTCGGCAAACGTATCCAGTTTGCAAAGCTGTGGTTCGCCACGAACGCTATCGACCGCGGCATTCTCACCAGGGAATGGGCTGCCGGTAACTGCATTTCTTCAGTTATGAAAACTGATGCAGGTACGAATGCTGGCGGCGGCAATAAAACCGATCGTAATCCTGACTACACCCATACCCTTGATACGCTCGATGTAGAAATAGCCCTGGCCACAATGCCAATGGATTTCGATATCTACAATTTCCCGGCATCAATTCACCGCCGGGCCAAAGAGATCGTTCAGAAGAAAGAAAGTCCGTTCAAGGAATGGTCTGCAGCGCTGCGCAAGGTCGCAGGCATCCTGGATTATTCACGCGCAGCCATTTTTGCCCTTATTCGTGGCGCCACCAGCGATATTCACCATTTCCCTGTAAGCCTGCAGACCTATATCAATGCGAACCTGACCGAGCATAAGCATGACGTCCCTTCTGCTGAGACGCTTGAAAAAGCCGGTCATGTTGCATCTGCCGCCGTCACTCTGGACGCTGTGAAAAAGGCTATCGATGGAGATGAAGATGTGCCTGACCTGGAAACTCTCCCAACTGACTTTCAGGTAATTGGCACCGAACTGGTGAAAGAAGCTCAAAAGAAACGCCCTGACGCTAATCAGGTTCTGGCCGCCGAACGTGGCGAATATGTCGAAGGCATCAGTGACCCCACGGATCCGAAGTGGATAACCGAAGACCTGACCAAACCCAAACAGCCTGAAGTTTCAAACATGGGCAATGGTGTTTTTTCGATTGATGGTCTGATAGATAGCCAGCCAGCACCAGCACTTTCTATCGTGGACCAGGCGCGCCAGCGCGCTGCAGAAGAAAAATTACATCCAGTTAATTCCGGGGGAACCACCAGCGATGTGCAGATGGAAACGGCTCAGCCGGTCGAAGACGAAAATGATAATGCGGTATCAGCAGGCGAAGGCGCTGATGAGCCTCCTGCGCAAACAACTGCCGTGAACATGAGCAAAATACTGGCTGAACGCTGCCCGGATCTTACCGCCGAAGTGCTGAAAAGCGAGGTTTCAGAGAGTGCTCATAGCGATGAAGAAGAAGAGGCTGAACAAGCAGCGCCAGCATGGCCGGAGTATTTCGAGCCAGGTCGATATGAATGCGTGCCAAATGAGATCTACCACGCCGCTAACGGTATCAGCTCCACGATGGTTAAAGATGCACGGGTATCGCTGATGTATTTCGAGGCGCGCCACGTATCTAAAACCATCCAGAAGGTACGCTCCCCTGTTCTGGATATGGGAAATCTGGTGCATGCACTGGCGCTGCAGCCTGAGCAGCTGGAAACAGAGTTCAGCATCGAGCCGGAAATCCCGGAAGGCGCCTTCACCACGACTGCGACGATCCGCGCGTTTATCGACGAATACAACAACGGGCTTCCGATTTTGCTCAGCGCAGATGACATCAAGAGATTCCTGGAGGAATACAACGAGACCCTGCCCGCCCAGGTTCCTTTGGGTACATCAGTTGAAGAAACCGGCCAGGGGTATATGTCTTTACCTGCAGAGTTCCAGCGCATAGAAGACAGTCAGAAGCAAACCGCCACCGCTATGAAGGCATGCATCAAGGAATACAACGCGACCCTGCCCGCCCAGGTGAAAACCAGCGGCAGCCGCGATGCCTTACTGGAACAGCTGGCGCTTATTAATCCTGACATGGTTGCTCAGGAAGCTCAGAAGGCGCAGCCGCTGAAAGTATCAGGTACTAAGGCGGATCTGATTCAGTCCGTGAAATCGGTTAAACCGGATGCAGTGTTTGCCGATGAGCTGCTGGATGCATGGCGCGAGAATCCGGAAGCAAAAGTGCTGGTTACCCGCCAGCAGCTGGCTACGGCACTGGCCATTCAGAAAGCACTGTTGAATCACCCGACCGCCGGCAAGTTGTTGACGCACCCGAGCCGTGCCGTCGAGGTGAGCTATTTCAGCATTGATGAGGAAACCGGGCTGGAAGTTCGCGTGCGTCCTGACCTTGAGATAGACATGGGCGGCCTGCGCATTGGTGCGGACCTGAAAACCATCAGTATGTGGAACATTAAGCAGGAAGGTCTGCGCGCGAAGCTGCACCGGGAAATCATCGAGCGCGATTACCACCTGAGCGCGGCTATGTACTGCGAAACCGCAGCCCTTGACCAGTTCTTCTGGATATTCGTCAACAAAGACGAGAACTACCACTGGGTCGCCATCATCGAGGCATCCGAAGAACTGCTGGAACTCGGCATGCTGGAATATCGCAAAGCAATGCGTGCCATCGCGAACGGTTTCGACACTGGCGAATGGCCGGCGCCGATTACCGAAGACTACACCGAAGAACTTAACGATTTTGATATGCGCCGTCTCGAAGCGCTGCGCGTAAAGGCATAAGGGGGAACAGTCATGGAAAACACTAACATTGTTACAGCCGAACAGCAGGCACCAAACACCATTTCAGCTAGCAACGCGATCTTTAACGTTCAGGCTCTCGGTCAGTTAACTGCTTTCGCAAACCTTATGGCTGATTCACAAGTGACAGTGCCAGCTCACCTTGCAGGTAAGCCAGCTGATTGCATGGCCATCGTTATGCAGGCTATGCAGTGGGGCATGAATCCCTATGCAGTCGCGCAAAAAACGCATCTGGTAAACGGCGTGCTCGGATATGAAGCCCAGCTCGTTAACGCGGTAATCGCCAGTTCCAGCGCTATTAACGGTCGATTTCATTATCGCTACGGCGGCGACTGGGAACGTTGCACAAGGACGCAGGAAATTACCAGGGAAAAACACGGTAAAAATGGGAAATACAGCGTTACAGAACGGGTGCGGGGCTGGACTGATGAAGACGAAATCGGGTTATTCGTCCAGGTCGGCGCGATTCTGCGCGGTGAATCAGAAATCACCTGGGGGGAGCCACTTTATCTCTCTGGAGTCGTCACACGTAATTCTCCTTTGTGGGTTTCTAACCCGAAACAGCAAATCGCTTATCTGGGCGTGAAATACTGGGCGCGGCTGTATTGCCCGGAAGTCATCCTGGGTGTTTACAGCCCGGATGAAGTTGAACAAAGGACCGAGCGAGAAATAAACCCGACGCCGGCGCAAAGAATGTCTGTGGCAGAGATCACCAGCGGAACAGAGATCACCACCAGCGCGCAGGATTCAGCTCTCAATATTGATTCCCTGGCAGATGATTTCCGTGACCGCATTGAGCGCGCCGAATCGGTCGATGCAGCAAAAGCCATCAGGGCGGATCTGGATAAAGAGAAAGCTGTGCTGGGCACTGTTCTCTTCACCGAGCTGAAAGGTAAAGCCGTGCAGCGTTATTTCATGGTTGACGCCAGAAACAAAGTTGAGGCCGCGATCAACTCCCTACCTAATCCCGGAGAACCGGAAGCCGTCGAATTGTTCGCTAAAGCTGAAGGCATTCTCAACGGCGCGAAACGCCACCTCGGTGATGAACTGTATGACCAGTTCCGCATCACCCTGGACGACATGAAACCGGAATACGTGGGCTAACCCGATTGGGAGGGGAAACTCTCCCGATTAAGGAATGTATATGCGATTGATTAATCGGAGCAAACACTCCCCTCTGGGCCGCCAGGCGTGCGATGCGGCGCTGGCTAAGCACGTAGAACGTTACGGCGATTACGGACGCAGCCAGATGAAAGAAACGTATACGGTGCAGATTGAAGGAGTAAAGGTCTGGGTGGAGGTGGTGAACCGTAAAGCGAGTTACGTGGCCACGGCTATGACCGGCATGCGCCGGTTGAGAGCCCTCCCCGGGCAGGTCGCCTGATAACGAATTATCAATCCACTACGGCGCGCATGCTTATACTCGGCATGTCGCCAGAGAGGTTTATATGGCGCAGATCATTTTTAATGAAGAGTGGATGGTTGAAAAGGCTCTGATGGCACGAACTGGCCTTGGAGCCCGGCAGATTGAAAGTTACCGACAAGGAGCCTGGATAGAAGGCGTTCACTTCAAAAGAGTTTCCCCTTCTGGCGAAAAAACTTTGCGCGGGACTACCTGGTACAACTATCCGGAAATTAATAAATTTATCCGGGATTCGTAAATGGCAACACTACCTACAGGCGTAGAGATTCGTGGTAACAGAATATGCGTCTGGTTTATGTATAAAGGTAAGCGCTGCCGCGAAGTGTTAAAGGGGTGGATTGTAAGCCCCGCAAACATAAAAAAAGCTGGTAATTTAAGAGCGGTAATTACCAGCGAAATAAACATGGGGGAATTTGATTACGGGCGTCGATTCCCCTCATCCAAAAAGGCAGTAGCGATTAACACCACGTTACAGGTGAGCACATTTCATGAACTGTGTGAACTATGGCTTAAAATTAAAGAAACTGAAATCAGCGCCAATACTCTTAAGAAAACAAAATCCCAGGTTGATACAATAATAAAAATCATGAACGGAAACACTATGCTCACTGCTATTGGATATAGTGACGTTCTTAATTGTAGAAACGAATTGCTAACAGGAGAAACCTTCTATTCAAAAAACAGGCGTAAAAATAAAAAAGGCAGAACAGTTTCGACTGTCAACAATTATGTTTCTTTACTGTGCTCTATTCTTAATTTTGCGTACATGTCGGGTTTTATCCAACATAAACCATTTGAAAGCGTAAAAAGCCTGCGTAAAACAAGGGTTAAGCCTGACCCACTTACAAGAGAGGAATTTGCAGCCCTCATGGCAAGCGAACGAGGCCAAAGCCAGAACATGTGGAAATTCGCCGTCTATTCTGGTGTGCGGCATGGTGAGCTGGCGGCTCTGGCATGGGAAGATGTCGATCTGGATAACGGCGTGATACACGTTTGCCGGAATCTGACAGCAAACGGCATGTTCGGCCCACCAAAAACAGCGGCAGGAAACCGGACGATACAATTGCTCGGCCCTGCCCTGGACGCGCTGAAAGCGCAGCATGAACTGACAGCTGGACATCCGGTATCCACTATCACGTTTCACCACAGGGAATACGGCTCAAGCGAGGAACAGAATTTGCGATTTGTTTTCATGCCGCGGAGACGGAAAGGCGAGCAAAAACCCTGCTATTCGCACAGCAGCATAGGCAGCAGATGGGAAGCTGCAGTAAAACGCGCTGGCATTCGCCGCAGGAATCCGTACCATACGCGGCATACTTTTGCCTGCTGGCTCCTGACGGCTGGCGCAAACCCGTCTTTTATAGCCAATCAGATGGGGCATGAAAACGCGCAAATGGTGTACGACGTTTATAGTACATGGATAGAAGAAATGAACGGCGACCAGGTTTCTATGTTGAATTCCCGGCTTGGGCTTTAA